TTCTGCCTGACTTGCGAAAGCCTGCATTAGTTGTCCCGCGTCAATCTTATCTCCCCATGCAGTTGCTTCTGTTCCATTATCAAACTTAACAGCGTGAGCCTTATTGTCCATGATTGGTTTACATTCAATTATTTTCATTTTCTCACCTCCCTTACAAGTCTTAAAATAAAATTGTGCCAGCTTTCCCCTTGGATTTTCATGGCTTTAACTTCCTTAAATTCTTTGTCTGTGAAGATTGTGTGTATTGTTCTCATGCTAAATACAACCAACCAACCTATTTAAATGTTTCTATTTTGGCATTAAGTTCCTGCACTGCCTTAATTAGATATTTTACTTGGGCAGATAAACTCACACTCTCTTTTGTTATTGTCTTTGCTTCTTCTAAAACTTTTCCATCTTCGTCCTTTGTTTCAGCGACGACGATTTCTTTTTTAGTATATTTTGGAAAGGTCTTATGGTCTAGTGTTCCATCTTCTTTATTCTTCATTCCCATAATAATAGGCATTGCTTCCTCTGTTGGTATTGGTTGAGAAAACTCTACGAAATCATCTGCTCTAACCGTCCCATTAACATCTAGTTTCTGTGATGGTGTTGTGTCACCGATGCCGACGTTGCCCGACCGAGTTGCCAGATACACAGAACCCTTAGCAACCATCGAAAGAAAACCTGGTGAGCCACCTCTTGTTCCAATTGCCAAAACAGCACCATCATCAGAATTTATGTTCCAATTTGGTGCTTGGTACGCATTATAAATCCTAATATTGTCCGTAATCGCCGCCCTGTTTGATTCAGGCACTTTAAATATAAGTGCATTACCAGTTGTATCACTTGTTCCCGCCACATCCAACTTCGCCCCAGGAGCCGTCGTGCCTATGCCGACGTTGCCTGTTGCATCAACAACCAAAGCCCTATCTGGCGTTCCATCAGAAGCCGATAACTCCGAATGCCTGTGTAAAGTGTCCGCCATTGAATTGTCAGTCAAGTCATCAAGTTCCGCTCCCGTCGCTGTTGTATCAGAATGACTTGCAATATTATGGCTTTCTGCGTGTAAGGCTGTCTTTTGTGTTTGGGTTATGTGTTCGTAACTATCCCCATCATTTAATCCAGCCAAAGAATTATGACTAAAATCAGAAGAAGTATAAGTCGTATCTGTGTAATTTCCTGCGTTTATGTTTGTTGCTCCTTGGTCTGCTGTCCAATCTATATGGTCATTAGCTGGTATGTTAGCTAAATCATCGTGATTAAAGTCTCCTGCTACTTGGTCGTCACTTCCGCTAGCGTGCTCCAATGCAATATCCCCATATAATAAATCAGCATCTCCTTTAACAAATGCTACATGGTGATCATCTGCACTAACATCTGCTATGCTATCGTGTGATACTGCTGAGTCAATATAATTTAAAGCAGTCCAGGCAGTAGCACCATCTCCAATCTTTAATTTTCCCGTATCAGTCTCCAACCCTATCTCTCCAGCTGCTAAGGTTGGGTCGTTTGTTGTCCAGTTAGCCGCGGTGTCTCTTCTTGATTGTATTTGAACTGCCATTATGTGCTATCCCCTCCATCTATAGGACTCATTCCAACTGCTATAAATGTATCGGTTGAGTTACCTCCGTCAAGATTTTTAATTGCTCCACTAACAACAATATCATCAACATATTGTTTATTAACTATGTGCTTTGCGTCTGTTGGAGTTAAATCACATGTGCCTATTTTGATGTTGATTTGGTCGACGATGTTCTTGTCGTCCATATTATCAAAATTTCCCGCTCCCTCTGGGCGAGTGTAAGTAGTTCTATCTTTCTTAATTCTGTTAGCATTAATTAATTTACCCATAAGAATTACAATAAATCAAACTTTATAAAATTATGCTGAGGTGATAATTTCTATCCCTGTGCCTGTATCAAAATATAATTTCGCCCCTGAAATAAAAAGTAAGCCTGTTTTAGAAGTTGCTGTCTTTACATCGGTAGGAACAATAAATTCACTAGGCATTACAATATCGCCAATAATTTCAACCATCTACTTCTTCCCCTTAGATTTAACTTCAACTTCCTCAACTTCAACTTCTTTAACTTCCTTAGATGCCTTAACTTTCTCAACACTTTCCAAATAAACTGCTACATCTCCTGGCTTAGAACTATTTGCTGGCTCTTTACTTAATTGCTCTGCTGTCATTAAATGAAACCATTTTTCGCCTCGTAGAACTTGTGCTTTATAATTTACCATTTTATTCTGTTCCCGTAATTGTATATATTGCTTTTGGGTGGACTATCTGAATTTGCCCCATTTGCCAACTTCTTATTATTGTAGAAATTCCCGCCTTTTCAACTAAGGCTGTTTCAAATCCTATTGCACTTTGCCATGTGGCCGTCATTCCTCTAACAATAATCATAGCTTCTGCATCTGTTACGGTTGTTGATTTAACAATCGTTAAGCCTGCTACTTGCCCCATTTTGCCGTTAGACACTATGTCAGCTGTTTTAAACGATGGGTTATTAATTACCTTGCTATTCTGCATAAGTGAGGCGTAATCGTGTGGATTGACTAATAGAACACCATTTTCCATAGCATCATAGTTATTTTCGTCCATAGCTTGAATACCCCTTAAAATATCATTGATTGGGTTTTGATTTGTTGCGGTTGCGTTGTCCCATGTTGCAACTGCGCCCACTGTTCCCGATGTGCTACCCTCTGCGGTTAAGGCTGCGTAAATTGCTGTATCAATACTATTTACAATACTTTCTACAATTCCGTTTATGCTTCTTGCTTGAATATTAAAAGCATTTAATCTCAAATCTTCCATAGAAATTAAACTCTCTGCTCCATATTTTATATGGTCCGAGCTTGTTTTTGTCCAGCTTCTCTGAACACTTGGAAATTCTGATAGTCTTGTTATCCCTTTAATATTCCTTGTTCCTGATGCGGTTAAGATTGTAGGATCTTCTTTGTAATAAGTCTCTGTCAATTTACTAGAATTTACTTGTTTCAATAAAGGCAATAACTTAAATTTCTTTTGTGCAAATACCGTAACAATTTTAGAGATGTTTTCTCCTCTTATATCAACTTGCCCTGCTTGGTCTGCCATTATCCTCTCACTCCTATATCAACTTCCCCGCTTGTGCTTGGTGCGATTTCTTCTAAACATTTACCTACTACTTTCCCTGTCAATAAATCTGCTGCTTCTGCTGTTATAATTAAATTCGCTCCAGATAACTTACACATTGTGCCTGCTGGGATTGTTGTTGCCCCCGGTGCAGCTGTCAACTCAAAAATTCCGTCTTGTGCTAATCCCAAATTGACTTGTCCGTCACTTGCTTCCTTTTCTGTCATAGCAATACCTGCGAAAACATCTGCTCCGCTTGAAGCCGTCGCTAGTCTTGCATCTGCTAATTTGCATAATGTAAATTGTTCTATTGTTGCTCCGTCTGCAACTGTAAAATCTCTAATAACCGTTGGCGTCTCAACAACTACTGCTTCGCTTGCCATTAATCTTCTTCCTCTGTTTCTTGTTCTGTATCTTCTACCATAGATGATCGGTATACCGAATAGTATTTAAATCTTTCGTTCTTTGCGTAATTGGTAGAGTTTTATGAAAATGCCTAAAATACCCAAAATTGCTACCTCAATCTCTAAAATCATAGAAATTCTACACCATTAAAAAACTTATCTTTCTTAAAAGGTCCGAAGTGAACGCTCACTTTGTCCTTTGCTTTTATTCTAACAATCTCTTTTATTTCTTTTTTCGCCGTCGCTGGAAATACACACTCCCACGATTTTATTTCTCTTGGCATTACTTGCATAGCCCCTATATGTTTGCCAGTAATCTTATTTTTCATGTCAACATAAACATCTTCTAATTCTTCAATAAATCTTCGAGTTAATCTTTTAGAGCCACGGGTTACGAAGTAGAGATGCATTTCAATTCTTCCTTAATTGCATTTAAAACTAATTTTTGTAATTCAATTCCTTTTATGCATTTGTCTCTCGTAATTCCTAACTCCTTAATTGCATTTTCACTTATCTTAATTTCTTTTTTTAATAATTCTTTCATTTTAAAATATCCACTTCTCCCTTATCAAACTTCTCTGCGATTTCTTCATCTGTTGGGGCTGTTGGTTTTACTGGGGCTTGTCCAGCTTCGGATTGACCGCCTAATGCACGCCTTGCGTTTAAAGCATCTGTCCTTTCTAGTTCGATTTCTAAAGCATCATTTTCTTCTTTCATTTCTTTAGCTGTTGGCTTCTTAACTTTTTCCTCAATAACTTCTTCAACAACTTCTTCACTTTCTTCTACCATTAGAATACCAACCAACCGCTCTTTATAAATATTCCTATTTTGTATTACTGAAATTTAGATTTAGCGCTGTAGCGTGTTTTTCGGAGTGAGCGAGAAAAACAAATCAAAAAATCATCGGCGTTATTTTAGTTTTT